ATATAATATATAATTATAAATAAATAACTAATAAAAGAAAAAAAATAGACCCCTAAATTAATAGAGGTCTATTATGTTAATTTATTTTACTCTTATCTAAACTCTCATCGGAATGCTCTTTTATTAATTTCTCTAACTTTTCTCCGAAGTCTGAGTTTTTATCTACAGCAAGTATTCTACCAATTACTTCTCCATTTACTGTTAAGTCTTGCTCTATATGATTATCTCCTATGGATGTAATATCTCCTTTATTTATATCGACATCTCCGAATACATCTTTTAATCTATCTACGATATCTTTGTCAGGATCGTTACTTCCTCCCATTTTCGATAATACTTCTTCTAATAGAGCATCAGCAGCTTCAGTAGCTCCTTCTTCGTCTTTGTCTAACATTTCACGAACCTTTGTTAGTCTGTCGATACCAATAGAATCTAGAGCATCGAATAAATCGTTTTTACTATTAAATAATTTATTCATGTCTTGATAAGTAGTGGCTCCACTAAATCCAAATACATATGGTATTTCTACCATTCTATAATTAATATATTTCTCTATACAATTAAACAACATATCATCCATTTCAGGTTCATTAGGCGAAAATGTTATTAAGTATCTGTCTTCGTCTACTTTTAAATCCTTTCTAAGTTGATCGTGAGCTATTTTTATGTATCTTAGTAAATCATAATAATCTTCTGGTGCATCTATCTCAGGATGCTCCTTTAAGAATTCTAACGCCTTTCTATCTATCTCTTTTTCTATTTCCATTCTTTTCTGTACTAAATCATATAAAAAAGGAGAATGACTCATACGAGTCTTTTCCCATTGTTTGATTTCTTCTTCGTTATGTAATTTTCCTACTTTTGTATTTTGGAATCTAAGAGCTGATTCCATTAATTCTGGTGTGTCCTTTAATACTTCCTCGTCAAATAAATCTCTAATTGTCATTACTTTCATATTCATATTATATTATCCTCCTAAAAATTATTTTTAATATTCTCCATGATATTGTGCAAAGTATTTATCTGCGTCTAATTCTAACATATTAATAGCATCGTCTATTTTATATCTTATATCTCCCTTTACTCTTTCTGTACAATCTAAATTAGCTATTATAGGAAATACTTTTTCAATAATCTTTTTCTTCTGACTCATATCTCTACTACTATAATAGAAGACGTCACTATAAGTAGTCTCTAGTCTTCCTAATTTAGTTTCTACCATCCTAATACACAAACTCCAACTCATCATATAGAATTCTTCTTCTAGTAGTTCATGCTTTTTATCATTCTCTTCGATAGAACTTCTATCCACGTCTATCTCTAATTCTATACCATCGTCGTATTGATATCTACTAGATACTTTTCTTACATAAGATTTTTCCATATTTATTTTCCTCCTTATATTACAACTTCTCTTAAGAGACTCTTCATTAAGGTTATATTCTTAACACCTTTAATAAGTTCTTCCCCATAAGCTAATTCATTTGATTTAAGTTTATTTATTATCCTATGGATTTTATTATAAATTTTATTACTACCATTTTCGAACATAGTTAAAATAGTCCAGAACTGTCTATTAAGTTTACTAGAAGTATTCCAATGACCTCCTCTGACATCTTTCTGTCCTGTTACTACGTTTAAATAAAATCTAACATTCTTTCTTTCATATACGAACATTATATCAAAGACTCTTTTCTTCCTAAATCTAACAGTTCCAAAAACTCTTTTTCTAGGAGCTATACCATTAACCCATACTGCATCATTTACTCTTTCTACTATATGATGCGGCATTAGGTTATTTTTCTCTATAAAAAGATCAGTGTATTCTTTATATCCCGCTTTCTTAATATTGAACCAGGACTCATTTTCTTTTTCCATGAGCCCTGTTTGTACATTTCTTTTTTCTTTAGGTAAATTAATTAATCTTTCATATTCTTTTTTTGATATAATATTCTTAGCATAATATATTGATGGACCAGCGTGTTCTATATCGTATTCTGCGACCTCGTTAAGTAGTAACATATTTTATTCCACATCAGTATAATATTCGTCATTATCTTCTGATACTTGATAATTCTCTAAATCGAAGTATAATCGGTCATATACGGTATTTACTAAATTACTAGGATCATGATAAGTTACGTCATTTAGTCTTTTCTTAATATATCCTTGAGATATTTTAAGTGACAATGATGGTATACTTGTGATAGCATTCTGTGTAGTTTCTATAATGTATTCTGGATTAGGTTTTGTCCAGTCTGGTCTATTCTTAGGATCTTCTTTAGATCTAACTTTATTTCTAAATAATATCTCTATAATAGATTTATGTACGTCTGGTATAACCTCCCCTACTCTATCGAGAAATTCCTCTAAAGTATCTACTTCATTCTTTCCTAGTACTGGTCCTTTTCTACTCTCGGATTTATAAAGATCTTCTATAGCATAAAACTTTTTAGCAACTCCATCGTTTCTTATAACGTGAGTAACTTCATTAACATTAGGATCAAGGACAACGACAGGTTCTCCTACATTAATCTTAAACTTAGGAAATCCACTAATACGGAAATCAGTGTTAGCTGTTAATAGATAATCTTTTCCTCCTTGATTAAGTACTAACTCGTCTACTCTTATAATATCCATATTACCAAATTCTTGATCTATTGGTTTTATATCTCCGTCTATATTATCATATGTCTTTTTCTTTTCTCTTAAAGGATTTATACAATGATCCCGTAAGAAAGAAACTGTGACGCCTGGTTTAAATTTTAGTCTATTAAATTCTCTTCTGTAGAAGCTATTGTCGTCTTCTAAATCAAACATTTCTCCTGTTGTCATATCTGTTAAGAAGAATTTACTAGCGATCAATTGAGGTGCTGTGTTATGTTTAGTCGATAAGATTAATTGTGAATATTTAGATATAACATCTTTACAAAGTTCTACTCCTAAATCTTTTCTATATTTAGAAGTACTTTTATTCCAGAAAGCGTGTGCTCCAAAACATGTTGCACAAATACCACTTTTACAAGCACATTTTAAAACAGATCTTACTTTGACATATGTGCCTTTTAATTCTTCGTAATCGTCTAAAGTAACTTCCTTTAAAGATCCGTCCTCTAGTACACGATATTTTCTTAGTATATTCTTTAAATCTTGCATACCTATTTTAGGATCTTCTGATACATAATAAGATTCGTAATTAATAGAACCACAATCATCTTCCACTATGGTAGCTTCTTGTGCGACCATAGAAGCTTCTTTATTAATTACTCCACCACGTCTTATTACGGTTCTATTCATATACATAGCATACGTATTAATAGAAACTACAACGAAGAATTGTTCTTTTGTTTTAATACCGTCTAACCATTTAACGGGTACTGCTAAAGGAAATATTTCTTCCATATTATGTATACGTGGTACTAGATGTATTCCTCCAAATATATTTACCATTTGGTCAGCTTTAATACCTTCTCCTGCCGTCATTAACTCTGTTATACCAGGAGCGTATACTTTCTTAAATGCTTGCTTCATTTCGTTTCTATGTTGATATATTTTCTCAGGTGTCCAGTTAGGATCAATCTCATCTCTAAGAAGTCTATCTAACTCAGGATTCCTAATAGCTTCTTGTAATATATTTAATAGATTGAAATCTAGTGATACTTTCTTACCACTATTTAACAAGTATACAATCTTATTAATTATATTCACTATCTCCATCATAATTTCCTGAGATTTAGTAATTGATACTTTTTGTTGATAAAGCTTCTCTACTATTTGATCCATATACTTTTTATAAGTACCGTAAGTCAGAGCTTTATCCCACATCCAAGTCCTATCGAACTTAATGTCGTGCGATTTAAATACAGTGTCTAAGCTACTATTAAGATAAGCAAACTGTACGGGGGCTTTATATTGTTTATCACCAAAACCGAATTGTTTGATTATCTTATAGTATTCTTTTTCAGAGTTGTCGTGGAGTAATTTCTCCATTTCATTCATCATAATCATTTTTTCCATTACCTACCTTTCTATATACTAAAAAATAAATTATTTTTACAATTAGATTAAATTGCCTCCAGAGACCAGAAGTAGAACCGAGTGTTCTACCTCTAAACGGTCTCTAGAGAACAATTCAAAATAATAAAGGAGATGATACCAAATGAAAATTCGGTATCTTTACACCTTAATAATATATAATTAAAAATTATTAAGATTCTGGCAATATGTCATTAGAAAATACAGAATTCAGCACAGGCTGTCTAATGAATCCTCTTAGCTTATTTAACCTTTCTAGTGTTTCTATGTTACATGACTTATATATTTTCTCTTTTAATATATAAATATCATTTAAGAAAGGGTAATATGACGTCTCTACAATATCTATTTTACTAGTCACCAAATCTTTAGGTATGTCTTCTAATCTAATACCAGGAATGGAAAATCTATTCTCTTCTACATACTTCGTCAATTCTTGTTTGTCGTACTCTTTACAAACAAACGTGAATTCGTAGATTGCATCATCATCCTTTTTACCCACTATTTTCTTTATATAAATAAGGAAGATAGAATCGACTGTAATAAAAGTGGAGTAAGCCTTTTTGATTCCCTTAAAATTAAGATGATTAGTATCTATATAGAAATCTAATACTCTATCTAACATTTCATCAAATTCAATTATAGAAGTATCTATATGATTAATCATAGCTAATATATTAAAAGGTAAGTATAAATAACCTTCTGTAACAAAAGATATGTCTTCTAACTTAACACTTTCTTCTACAAAAGGTAATTTAGATCTATAAAGGTCTAAAGCTTCCTTTGGTATCTCTAACTTAATCCCATTTATTTTATTTATAGTAAATTCACTATCTGGATAATATGGTAAATATGTCCATTCAAATTTATATACAATACCTTTCTCAGAATCTAGTACAAGATAGAAAACATAAGGATTCCTTTCATATCTATCTTTATTAAATGTACGAAGAATACTTTGATATTTAATTATATCTTCTCTACTTTTGACTCTTATCTTTTTAAATCCTGTAATAATTTCCTTTTTCATTCCATCATATCTCATTATTCTACCTCCTGGATTATTGGGTTTAAACTACTAAGAAATTCATCACTAACAGGCTCACCGTTAGCTTCTGGATTAATTAGTATTTTAATAACACGATTTAAACATGCTAAATGTTCTTCGTGTATATTAAGTATTTCCTCAGGAGTATCTTTTTTATTTAAGAAATCGAATACAGAAATATCCATATCGTAATCAGGATTATTCTTTTTAAATTCCTTTATAATATCGACCATCTTCTTCTCGCTAGTAGATACTGAAGACATGTGACTTTCTATCGTAGATACGAAATCATCGATTTCTTTTTTGCTTTTCTTTTGATGTTTTAATAAATTAACGACAGTACCTTTAATTCCATCTATAGCTTCATTAATCGCATTGTCGTTTTCGTTAACATTATTACCATACTCCTTTAAAGTAATTCTTTTCATATTCTCCCTTACCGATAAATGTAAAGGATCTAGTACCATTTTACTATCGTCTAAGATAGTATCCAAAAATTCTCTACTCATGTTTGTTACCTCCTAAATTATTTTTATTTGAATCATTTACATAATATATAATTTCATTACTTTACATTTTTTATAGGTACTATATATTCATTATCTCTCAATTCTATATCTATTCTAGGAAATATAGCAGACCCATATTTATACACTTCTATACCATCTATCTGTGTGAAGTAATATCTTATATTGGCATCCTTGTTATAATTATCCGTAACTTCTACCCAGTTACGGATTAAATTAAGTGCATTCTTATTCTTTTTATATATTTTCATTTTAACTACTATTCCGTAATTAGTTTTATTTATATATCTTACTTTATCTATATGACACTCTCTAAATATAAATTCAGCATCATAGAAATTACCTTTAAGATCAGTTTCATTTTCTATAGTACCAGAAGACATATTCTCGCAATAATTGGATTCATTTATTAGTTGTTTATTTTCTAGTGATTGTAGTATGACTGGAAATTCAGTATTGATACTTTTTTCGTACTCTAAATCATTCTTAGTTTTAAGATTAAGAAATAATATTCCTAAAGCACATAAGAATAATATACCCAATCCAAAAACCAACTCTCTCTTTTTGTTCACGTTTATCTCTCCCTTAAAAATATGATATTACATTCGTAAGTACTTGTCTATTTATATTATTACGGACAACGGTTAATCCTAATCCTTCTACTATAACAGCTGATAAATTCTCAAAGATTGTTATATCATCTATAGATATAAAATCAGTGATAAATTCATCTACGTCGTTACTGTCTAAAGGAATTGCTATTTTAGTTATATCTTCTATACTAGGCTTCTCTAAAGTAAAATTAACAACGTCATACCATTCTTGCTTATTCTTAACTTCTTGCTTTAATTTAGTCCAATATTCTTTTAATATAGAAAAATCAACACCATTCTTCATATAATCTAATATAGATTTATATCCGTTATATAAAGGCATAGGTAACGATCCCCAATTGATTTCTTCTTTCTTGTCTTTTTCTTGGAACTTTCTAAATCTAGAAAGTAACTTTAACAGATTAGCTTCAAATGCTCTTCTATTAGCATATTCTGTTAATTTTTTAAATTGTTCAGGATATCCTTCTTCTAAATCTTCTAATCTACCTTTAAAAGATATACTAGCAATTAAGAATGATCCTGGTATATGGATCTTCTCTCCATATAGAGCTTCATATACATTACATGCTTTAATTCTATCATTTCCTTTTTCGTAATCGTATAAGTCGTCAAATCCTTTCTTATATTTACTAATAGTAAATACTTGTATATTATCCTTACCTTTAAATAATTCTAATAATTCCTTTCTATTAGTATCTATCTTATGTAATATATCTCTTATATCAGGTATCTTCTTTTCTGCTATCATATTTAAAGCGATTTCTTTAGCTTTATCGGCTAAAGCTTTATTAAAGTTTCCTTTCTTGAGAGATAATCCTTTTAGGTCAGGCTCTTTAGACGGTAAGAATACTCCTTCTTGTATTGCTATATAACCTAAGTAATTCTTAGCCCCTTTAGTTACTTGTAGCGTAGAGAAAAAGAATTCTTGTTTATATGATATCATATGTCTATAAGTCTCAGGTATATTAGATTGAGTAGTATATCTCCATAAACCCGTTGCTACAATAGTAGATACAGCATTTATTATAATAGACCCTACTATATAGTCTAACATTTCAGGATCAAGATGAGAAGTAACTTCTTTATAACCTGGTATTTCTTTTATCTTGTTCATATCCTCTTGTAAAGTCAGTATAAGAGAGTCTGTATCGGTTACTATTATTCTTTCTCTTTCTATATTCTTGAATATATCCTCTGTAGAGTCTAATCTTTCTCCATATTCATTAACATCTCCTTCGTACCAATAAAAACCGTATAGAATTTCTTTCATTATAAGAGATAATTCATCTATTCTATCTTTTATGTACTCAGGACACTCCATAGGGTCTAAATATACTATCTTTTTAAATTTACCATATTCCTTATCTTCCATTAACTTATTTAATTCTTTATACTTATTATTCTGATCCCTTAATAAAGAAGATATCAATTTCTGTACATAAGGTAAATGTATTATAGCGTCAAAATTAGAAGTATAATAAACTAATTTCTTTTCTCTATCAGTTAATTCACTTATTCTCTTTTTAAGTATATCTAAGCCATAATAAGATTCTTCATAATGGTGTCTTAAAATATGCTTTAAAATCATTTCATCGGTTGGAAGAATTAATATATCATCATAATAAGACCAATCTACTTTTTTACTAGAAGCTTGATGAATGAAATTCATATGGATACTTACGTTATATGCTCTGTAAGACCCAAAATGACTTTCTATCGTTAATCCATTCATACTAACTGTACTTCTACCTCTAACTGTAGTAGCTGAGGCTATATCGTAATTATAATACTTACTAAATATATTAATCATTATACCATAAAATGTATTTAAGGCTTCTTTTGTATTACCCTGCATTAGATTATAGAAAGCTGTCTCAACAGGTTTACCTTCTCCCTTAGATTTCTTCATTTCTGTTTTATAATAAGACCTCAATTTCTTCAAAATACCATATGTTATAACAGCTGGTGCTGTGAATATTTCGTGCTTAAGAAATAATGCACCATTTTCTACTATAACGTAATCATTTTTTATTTTATTAAGTAAATCTTGTGCTAAAAGTTTCTTAGTCTTCCCAGTAACAGACGAATAAATCTCTATTTCTTTATTCATAAATTTAGTAGCAAATGCACTAGTTAAATAATCAGTATCTTCTATACCAGTTAATATTTGCATAGCTCCTATCCAAGACATTTTAAAGTTCTCTAAATCCTTAATTACATCAATCATAATATACACTCCTTATTATTAAAAAATAAATATTTTCTAAGCATTTAGTTTAATAAAATCGACATAAAAGGGCTTCCCTATTGCGGGAAGCGAACTTTTATTTGTTTCTTTTATCGGCTCTAAATTCATAATTATTCGGTGATGTACTAGGCTTACTTTTACCTGTCATTTGGTTCCACATTTCTGTAACTCCGTTTTTGAATAACTTAACACTTTGTACGTAATTATCTCCTCTATAAGTCAGACCATCAACTAAATCATGAAAATAAACATTTACATCATTGAATTTCTGTTTTACAGATCCTTCGTGTTTGAAATACATATCTTCAATACGTCTATTAACAGTTTTCTTTTGCTGTTTAGTTAACGTTGATACGTTTATACCGCATAATGTGGCTAAGAATGTCGTATATGAAGATCCTAATCCCATACCAGATTTAAACCACCCAGGATAGCTTCTAAATAGATAAGCATTTAAGTCTCTTACTGTCATACTCACGTCTATTTCTGTAGGCATTCCCCAGTCATTACACGTCTCCATTTTTCTATCAATCGTTAAATCTGTTATTAAAGAATATTCACTATTAATTACACCTTGAGAATATACCTTACATATAGGAGGTGAAGTAAAGAATCCTCCTGTTCCTGGTGGTACGGCTAGACACGTTAACTGTACTAAAGGAAATATTGTATTCATAAAGGTGCTGATTTTATCGCCTGAAGGTGTGGCTAATTTTAATTTAACAGTGTAACTTTTCTCGAATGAAGAATTAGCCCATACATCTGGTATAGCAGGAACTCCCATAAAATAATTAAGTACACTTTGTTGCACTTTATTTCTAGGATTTCCTAGCATAGGAGACGCTATAGCTTTTACTACTTCTGCTGTAGTTCCTAAAGAATCTAATTGTTCTTTAAATGGAGATGGGTTAGCTTGGTTACTTAATGTATCAGAAGCTTCTATTATTCCATCACTATAAAAAACAACATACCCAGGAGAATCATCATTTGTGTTACCAGATCCTAACTTCTCTAACATAGCAGGATAACCTCCTATAGCTAGAGAAGAAAGACTTGATCCTAAATACGCTATATCTTCTGCTGTAAATCTTTCGAAATCTAGTATTCCATTTTTTAGGGCAACATCTCCTCCACCACCAAAAGAGGCTGTTATACCATGACCTTGTAAACCGCATAACATCGCTGCTAATCTAGTATAACGTGCTACGTCTTTTCTGTAGTCGTACATTATAGATTGATTGAATTGTAAGTTACCGGTAAAGGCATCTCTAGCAATTGTCATTACTTTACCACCAACGGCTGATGTTGCAGCTGCTGCATTCTCTGATATTTGCCAATTTATAAATCCAGGCTGGAAAGCTATAAATGTACCATATCTCAATACATTATTTATAAACATTGATCCTAGCGAATTAGGGTAATCAGCTAACGGCGGGTCAGTGTCTTGTAAGAAGTTTGCTGGTAGTCCACTTATTCCCCAAATAGATCCTCTCGCAGCTTTAGAAGCAGCTTCTTTAATACCCATAGGACCACGGTATCTACTGGCACTATATTTTGGATTACCACTTTTTTCATAAGTTGTTGTACCCCATAATTTACCTTCTGCTTGTTTTATTTCGTTTTCGTCGTATCCACTTCTGGTTTTGCCATCCCATTTAAGCATCTCGTTAACGTCGACATCATTTCCATCTTTATTCTCATGTACACCGTCACGAGTATCTTCGGTTCTACCTAGATCTTGTTTTTTCTCTTTCTCTGCTTTCTTAGCTGCTTGTTCTTTGTCCCACTTAGATCCATATCTACTGTTACCTACACCGACTACGCTATCACTGGCTTTACTTTTCTCAACACGTTTATTTCTAACGTCATTAGCTTTAGCTCCTTGGAATCTATCCCCACCAATACTTTCTTTTACATTTTTATTAGTACTAACACCAAAAGGTTTAGTACCAGTTTTAGGAACAGCATTCGTTGCATCTATTTCTGTTTTATTTCCTCTATCGAAAAGCATTATCGGTTTTCCGTTATAGTTTATCAATTAGTATCCTCCTCTCTTATATTATAGAAATAGACGATGCGTATTTAATACACACCGTCTAAAAATTAAAATTCAAAACTCGGCATCCAGCTTTTTACTGTAGCGTTAAATTGATCGAAATTAGCTAATTCTTCGTTTGCCGGTGCTGCATAATTATTTATTACTCTCGGTTCTGGTATAGGCTTCTTAGCCACTTCTTCTGTAGATGAAGCAATATCTTTATTTGTATTAGCAACTTCTTGAACAACATTTGTTTGTTCTTTAGTAGCTAGTAACTGTTGTGATGCTAAGTTTCTTTGTTGAACTGCTGTTTCTCCTAGTAGTCCTAATACCTTTAATAAAGGATTACTACTATTCTGCATTTTCTTAGCTGCTTGTTCTACAGATTTATCTTGCCAAGACTTGTCTGCAGGAGTTTCTATTGTTACAGAATCTTTAAATAGACCATTACCTATTCCATAGACACTTCTCTTATATCCGTCAGACATCTTACCAAATCCTTGTTGTTTTACTTTATCTTTGGCATATATTTCTCTAGCCATATTAGAAGCTAATAATTTTTGTAAATCATTCTTAGTAGAAAGATCAATATTAGCTGTACTAGGGATAGCTTCTGCTAAAGCCTTTTGAGGATCTCCTTCTTTTAGTTTAGTTTTCTTAGTTGTAGGATTAGAAGATCTTCTTTTCTTAGTGACAGATCCTGCTTGTTTTTCCGCTATACCAGGATCATTCTTACTTCCGTCTTTATTTCCACTAGACGATGGGTTAGGCCAGAAAGCTCCTAAGAATTCTTTACCACCTCTCATCATCTTGCCAGCTACAGAAACACTGCTTTCTGTAATGGCACGTCCTTGGTTTCCTCCTATAAATTTAACAGCGTCACCTGTAACTTCAGTACAAATAGCTGTATGCCCTCCTCCATCACGTTTCCATACTAGTATGGCACCTGGTTTAGGAGCGTCTAATTTAGTATATTCACTAGCACCATCGTGCAATGGATATAATGATGACATAGATCCTTTAAATGTAGGATGACATTTCTTAATACAATAAGATATGAATAACGCACACCAAGGTTGTCCACTGTAGTTAGTTCCAAATACGAAGTTCTGATAAGTATTCATCGGATCTTCTTTAGGACTATTATTTTTCTTTTTGTTTCCATGCTTACTTAATTCATCTCTAGCAACTGTTACCCAACCAGCACCTGATGTATCAGACGATACTATCCCGCCAGTAGACGTAGATTCTGTTTTAATTCTTTCAGTATCCCATTCAAATTTATCTTTATGTAGGAATAACTGCTGCCCTGCTGAGTTAAACACTCCTCCCCAAGTTCCAGCTCTTACTCCACTCCATCCCTCAGATGTTGTAGTAGAAGTTGAGCCACCTGTAGTGCTACTGCTACTGCTGCTACTGTCACTAGAAGAAGACTGAGTCATAGCTGCTGTTGCAACTTGTTTAGTTGCGTTAGATATTTTGTCGATAGTCTTATTGGATATACTACAAGCTTGTAACCATTTATCTGAACTAAATGATGCGTAGTCTTTTAAGTTAGCTTTAGTAAATCTGATAAAAGCTACAGCGTTTGTCGATATATCCTTACCATTTATAATAGGAGTATAAGGATATGCTAGTCTAATTGGTTGACCACAATTTCCTTTTCCATCATAGTTAGGGTCAATTAAATAGAATTCCTTAGACGTCTGTCTGATCATCAGATAGTAATGATGATTTGATAATATAACAGCACACATCTCATCTTCTTTCATCATACGATCGAATCTCTTATCTTTAGAAATATCTATACTATCGTCTCCCTGAGCACCTGCACTAAAGAACTCGCTTCTGACGTAACCAGATGATCCTTTAAATGCTTTAGCTAACCTTTGTACTTTACCTCCTATAGATTGATTCTTAAGCTCTGGTCTTAAGTATCTATATACCATAGTCATTACCGCAGGAGCACATCCTGTATTTATGTCAAATCCATCAGTAAAGTTTTTAGATCCTAAAGGAACACCACTTAAAGTAGTCCCAGCTCCTCCTTCGTTAGGGTTATAGAAATTACCTTTCTGTCCTTTTAATATAGTAGCTTTAAGCCCAGAACCACTTCCTCCTTTATTTCCTACAGAAGTTCCTCCTACTCCAACAGGTCCGTCTGGTCCGTATGTTATTCCTTTATATTTAAAGGATTTAGAACCATCACCGTACCCAGGTTGTCCAGTGTCGATAAAGTTATTATTACCTTTCATACGATTAGCACCATAACCATATTTACCCCAGTGTACTTGGTTGATTGTTTTAGCTAATTCTTTTTGTTTAGCATCAGGTACAGAGTTAATAGCGTCGTACATACTATCGTCGTATATAGGAAGCTCATCTTTCCACTTAGCTCCTTTTATTTTACTACCGTCTACGCCCATCTTAGATAAAGCTGTTTTTACCTCACCAGCAACGTATGCTGGTCCATGTCCAGATATATCCATCAATATAAATTGTGTAGCACCATTTTTAGCTTTGGAAAATTTAGCAGCATTCCACCAATCTTCCCAAATCTTATCTGCTGTAGTAAATGGCATATCTGCAACATTACCTTCGTTTATTCCATATCTATTTCTAGCATATTTATTTGTCTTACCATCGATTCCAAATAATGTCTTTCCTCCACCTTTAGAACCGTCATACCATCCACCTTCATTTATTATCTGCTGACGTCTAGCAGCCCTAAATCCTGTAGAGTTTCCTAAGGAAGCTATCGTCGAAGGATCCATAGGTCCTCCTTCTGACGTAGTAACTTTTGCTGTAGATTTATTTTCTAATCTCCAACTACTGTTAGAACTACCACTCTTCGTAAGCATAGTACGATCTTTTCTAGATAAGAAATTTAAAGGCTTAGCTTTAGCTCCAAATCCAGTAAACAATCCACTAGAACCTCCACCTCTGTTGATGATAGAATAATCAGATCCTATATTAGCTCCGAATATAGCAGCACCACTACTATAAGAAGCTATTCTTTGATCGTTAACTGATATTTCTTGGAATTCTTGTCCTAAAGGATCTCCTAATAATAGAGTAGTAGAATCTTTATATAATAAAGCTACAAAGTGATTATTACCTCCACTACGAGTTAACAATGCTATAGCAGCTCCTGGTGTTTTAACAGATCTCATAATAGTCTTTTTATCGGCTGTTACCTGACCACCAAAAGAATCAAAGTAATTTAAACTTACTCCACCAGCAGACATAACAAAGTTTCTAGCTTTCTTAATTAATTCTCCATCTGATATATCATAACCTTTATAAGCTGATATCATTTTCATAACGGCAACAGCACATCCATCGTCTGCTAAAGTAGATGAACCTAATGATCCTTGCATAGAAGATTGAGATACGAATAATGCACCTGATATATAAGCACCTTTACCTTTAATGGCTGTTCCTCTAGAAAGATCTCCTCCAGATCCTCCTTTATTTCCAGTACCTGGTTTAGAAGCTATATTATTTTGTGCATCGTATACTCCTCCCCAAGCACCTCCACTAGCCATCCAGTCATCTCCCTTAGAAGAACCGCCTATATTTCCTTCGGCACTACCATTATCTCCTCCACTAGAAGAATCAATCTTAGTTGTTTGTTCGTCTTGTTTGTTTGATCCTCCATTAGCGACATTTTCTTCTTGTTGTTTAGCTAATCCATCTTTATCCCAGTTTTTAAATAAGAATTCGTATAATGCCCAAGCCATTACTTTTGGTACCATATTACCTGTAGTAAGGTTAATCCAGAATATCCATGTTCCTAAAGGATTTTCTCCTACTTCTAGTAATGAGTTAATCATACCTCCTAAAGTACAAGCTGTCTTTTGCCAGTTAGTAGGATTATCTATATTAAACCATTCCTTTGCTGATTTATAAGCTTGCCATCCATCCCATGCCGCAAATAGAATTGGCATAGCTATATTTATGTATGGTAAAGCAGCCGATATCGTTTTAGCTAAGAACTTAAAGTTTTTCTTACCTAAAGTTTTTAAAGCAACTTTCTTAACCATCTTACTAGCTTTTTTAGTTATCTTTTTCCAAGCAAATTGAATTATATCGTCTATTTTAGTAGCAAATTTTGCTAAGTGTTTTCCTATAAAAGGAATCTTTTTAATACCTTTAGCAAACTGTTTTAGACGAGAAGATCCTTCTGCTATTTCTGCAGCTTTAGAAGCATTTTTAGCCATATCTTCTGCCGCCTCACCAGCGACTTTCTTAGTGGTATTTTCTGTTATCTTTTCTGTAACATTTTCTACGGCTTCTTCTGCTCCTCCAATAGCCACTTTCTGAGCGGTTTTCTTAGCTGAGTCTTCTGCCATATTTTGCCCACTAGCAGTAGCGTCCATAGCCTTAGCTACTATATCGTCTGCGTCTAAAGGTATCTTACCTTTCTTAGCAGCGTCCATTAATGCTTTTTTATTCTTTTGATATAGTTTGATTTCACTAGGTTTCATTCCTAATAAATGTTGTCTTTCTGTGAACGAATAACCAGCAGCTCCAAATAGACCACTAGTCATTTTATTCCTTAACCATTTCTTCGGGTTAGCTATAGCAGAAAATAGTCCTGTTGGTCCGCCAAATCCAGGAAATAGTTTTTGTAACCCTTTACCTGCTAATTTACCTAAATCTCCTACAGCAGATAAAGGATTGGTAATATATTGAGCTATTTTAGGAAGTACCATACCTCCCATTATTCCCATTATACCACTTATTATTCCGTTATCAAAGAAATCTAATAATCCTTTTTTCTTATCTTTCTTTTTATCTTTACCGTCTCCAGAACCACCGTTTGCTAACTTCTGAAGAGCTTCGGCATTCGCTCTTTCTCTTCCTTCTTGCGCGTTCTGTTCCTTCAACATATTTTTAGCTATATTATCTCTATTGAAGAATAGGCTTTCCTTATTAAGATTCTCATCTGCACCAGGATTCTCTCTATTCATCATTTTTAATTTACTCTTATAAGTCTCAGCGTCTATAGCACCAACAATTCCTAAAGTATCTAAACGTCCTCCAACAAGTCTTACATTTAATACGTTAGGAAGTCCTGTATTTCCGCCTTTAGCACCAAAGTAAGAACCTACTCCTCCATTAGCTGTACTAAATTGACCTTGAGCCATAGCTCCTGCTCCAGCCCCTACTAGTACTTTAGTTAAATCCATAGCTTTCTCAGTAACAGACTTCATAGCAGCTTCTACAGAGGCTTTTGGTGACTTAATTATTATATAATATTTCATTAAAGATTTAGCAGCTACACGAGATATTGTTTTCTGTCCTTTTTTATTAGGATCATACATTTTAAAATTATCTTTATCTCCTTTATAGTAAAGTACATAGTGACCTTTACCTTGATCATTTAAAGCTACTACAACTTTATTATCTCCTAGACTCATTTTTAAAGAGAATGTATGACCTTTTTGCCATCCACTAGCACTACAGTTAAGTGATTTAGCATACTCGTTAAAGAATGTTAAAGTAACTCCTCTTCCTAATTTATCTAAGTGATTTTCTGCTATAGGAACTAAGTCTCTAGGATTAGTAACAATTCCTGTTAATACTTCAGCAGCTTTAGCAGCTACTAATATAGCACAGGCAGATTTTCTTACAGGAGCACCACTAGAGAATCTAAGCCCTGCTAATTGAGCTTCGTCAGAAGCTTCTCCTGATGGGATTTCTTCTTTTTCTTCTTTCGTTTTAGGTTTATTACCGGTAAATGTATTGAAGAAATTACCTTTTTTATCTTTAGTTCCACCCATTTGTTTATGTACATCGTTAATAGAGAATTGAGAAGAGTCTTTATTTAACCCCATAACCTGTCTTGCTTTGTCTCGTATAAGGTCTCCTAAACCAACTTCCATTCCCATTTTTCTTCCAGCCCAGTTAGCTATTCCTTTAAGTCCTTTCCCTATCCACTTAACAGCTTTCATAAACATAGGAGTCAAAGCACTCAACATTAACCCTGTTCCCATACCTACTACCGGTCCTAGTATAGCTCCGAATCTTAAGTTGTTCTTAACCCACCCTCCAACTTTCATACCAGCACCGAACGCCATTGTTTTAGGTAAGAATTCTCTATACATAGCTTCCATTGCAGCTTGTCTTTTAGTAACGTCTGTTTCGTTACCGTTCTTATCTTTCATTTTTTCGTTACCCGCGTCTGTTCCTAAGGCGTCCATCATAGTACCTAATTTACCAGACATAGCTAACGAACCTGCTGCCATAGCTCCTAATAATATAGAAGATTTAGGTCCTAGCATACCAGAAGATTGAGCCATTTTCGCTGTAAGAGCACCGAAAGCTCCTATACCACCAATTTGTAATCCTGCTCTAAGTTTCTTGTTGTTCTTTAAATGGAAGTCAATAGAACTAGCTAGGAATTCCTTCATTGATTTCTCTTCACGTTGTGGATTAAATTTACCACCGTTTTTATAGAAATTATCTTCGACCTCGTCTGTTACCATAGCAGAATAATCTTCATCAACTCCGAATATTTCTCTACCAGATTTTTCTATATTAACTAGTAAAGATCTTATATGGTTTTTAGCCCATCCTATACCAGAGCCTTCTTGAGAAGCTTTTTTTAGTAAGTTAGTTAAATGACGTTTCATGCCTTTAAACTCTGTAGCGAATGCTGGTGCTACGAGCATGTTGAATTTAGTTCTAACCTCTCTAGCAGCTTCTTCTGGACTAAATGCCATCTTAACAGCGTCTGGAGTTAAATTATCAGCTAAATCATTATATAATCTTTTATGAGCTGATTGTTTCCATCCACCTAAGATCGCATCTTTGTCTACACGTTTTTTACTAGTTTTATTTCTCCAGATTCCATGTTTATCTTGGAAATGTTCTGAATAGAATTTAGCTTCTGTTTTTTCTTTCTCACTAGCATTACCCGACGTAGCATGAGCGTACCAAGCTGCTGTATTAAACGCACTACGAGAAGCAGTTTCTATATCCTTTATTCTCTCTTCACGAAATCTATCAACTTCCGACAAAAGCATCTTCCACATTTCATTAGCAGTAGTACTTTTCATTCCTTTAAAAAGTCTCATGAATTTAGAAAGGAATTGTACACCTTGTAACTGTTCTTTAGAAAAACTACCGTAGTGATTGGGGTATATTATTTTAGCTAAATAGTCTAGATCATCGAAGTTAAACATATCAAAGACCATACCAGCATTTTCATTAGTGTCGGCTATATGCGACATAACAAGCAATAATTGACTCGCAAGTACTTTTCGTTTATGGTCATCTGATAATATTGACTTAATGTATTTCATCTCTGGTTCATTTTGTAAACTAGAATTTCTAAATTCATTAAATAAACCACCATAAACATTACCGTCGTTATATTTCTTACCCAGTAATCTTTCAGTAGCCTTGCTTAAGCTTTTATCGACTTGTCCACCATAAGCTTTACTTAAAGCACTTTTCCCAGAAGAGACACTTTCAAATCTGTTAGTATCATAATTCCATAATTCTAATTCTTTCTTTCTATCGGCACCTCTTGCTAATGATTTATTAATCTTAGCTAATTCTAAAGGAATTACCTTAGTTAATGCGGTATGAGCTGCTCCGTCAAATGTTGCTCTTCCCTTAGGATCTTTATTTAAGAATTCCGATATATCAATACCGTAATTTCTTTTTTGTCCACTACCGAATGCTGTTCCAAAAAGCTTCTTCCATTGGTTATTAGAACCAGCCCAAGCGTTCATCATAGCATCCATAAATTCGCCAGGATTATTTAAGAAATTATTTATTTTAGTACCTCTACGGACACCAAACATTTTATTCATCCCAGCTTCTTTAGCAGAGTCTAATCCCATTTGAGCTATCATTCCAGGAGAAAATTGAGTAAGCATAGGTAACATACCTAATGCCATAGTAACACCCATTCCTTGCCCACCAGGCATAAATTGTTCTATAGCTGTTTTACCTAATTTAAGAGCTGCTTGTTTTCCAGTCTTTACTAATCCTTGTCCACTAAATAATTTCTTCATTATGGACTCAGTAACTTTATCTTCTCTTTTTCGACCTTTATCATCGATATTAAATCCTATTTTAATATTCTTATTAATATCTTGTAAAGTCTCTAATATTTTATTTTGAGTATCTAAGTTTTTTTTATAGTATTCTGTCTGTACTGTATCACGGAAATTACTTTGTTTTATTATTTCCTTTTTGATATCAGTAAGAATCGTCATTGACGCATTATGATGTTTTACCATAGCTGACATATTATCTGCGTGTAATTTAGTAGATAAAGACATTTGTCTACTAGCTATACCAGTAAATAACTTTATTTGTCCATTAAATCCTCCACGAGTTAAAGAACCAGCTTTCGTCAATGGTTTTATTTTTTTGCTACTAGCAACCAAGTCGTCTTGTGTTAAGATCTGTCTATCGGGCGCAGTATCATTAGCGAATCCTAGAGAAGCAGACTCCTTTTCTTCTAAGTACTTAAATTCTTTATTCTTAATTATAGAATCAAAATTCTTACTATACTTATCTAATAAAGTGGTGTCTACTATTTCTGGTCTAATATTTCTATATTTATCTTTAGACGCTATCTTCTTCCCTAGTTGTTCGTTCTTCCTAATAGACTTATCAAATTGCTTTAACGCACGTTCTTGATTAGCCAGTATCATATTTGGATTACTCATTAGTATCCTCCTCTCTTATATTCTTCATACATCGCCGTTTTAGACGAAAAAATAAGTAAGGTTTTTTGAACAACATAAAAAGCCTCTCCACTAATGGGAGAGGTATTATGTTATTTCTATATCTAGTACTAACCCGTAGTAACCTGGGATGTCTTTTTCTACTTCGTCAGATACTCTAAAATCAGGTACTAGATTAAATAAGTTTTCTTTAAATGTTGCTAATTGTTGCTCTGTCATTATAGGATCATCTGGGCTTATATGAGTCCAGTAATAAATTGTCTCATTAGGAAAAGATACTAGTGTTATTAAGCAATTGTAAGTTGGTACAGAAATGTGGGAAGTAATCTTTCCCACATTCCTTTTACTTCTAATCTCATAAATTAATGCTTCTAATTCAGAGATGGTCATATACTTAAATATAAAACCTTCTTGCATTAATACCCACTCGTATATCTTAAGAATACATCTATATCTTTTTCTACAGTCGGTCCTACAGTTGGTCTACAAGCCATATTCTTACAGCAGTAATGTCCGAATCTTGACACTTCACTTCTAATAGCTTGTATAATAGATCTATCTTGTGGTGTACTATTTTCTAAGAAATCTTCTCCTGGTATTAAATAATGATAAGGCATTCCACAATGTGGACACACTAAAGGTCTTCTAGGATCCTTAGGCACCACATATCCATAATCTAATATAACAAGATTATTTCTTTCGTCAAATCCAAAGTTAAATGATGAGAACTCTGGGTTCAAATCTGCCATTACAAAATAAGTATCCATAGCTTTCATTAACTTAAAGTACTGACTATAAACTGTTGGATTTTCTAGTACAGTATCTCTACAAGCATCAGCTATTTGGTTTGGTGTGTATTGACCTGTTTTTATTAATTGTTGTACTGGTACAGAATCTTCTATTCTAGTAACCTGTTTTTGCATAAGTATATTGCTATTAGGTATCATTCTAGAAGGAAGTGTTCTTTCCTTAAGCACAGTAATATTTGGATCTCCGTTTAATGGTAAATTAAATACGAAGTTAAATACACCTTCTTCTCTCTTGTTATCTTTTAATCCATCGACTATTTTAAATGCAGGTATCATATAAATAACATTAGGGAAATTAGCCATTCCTGCAGCATTTCTTAATTGCATGTCATTATGTTTGATGTTGTTGAATCTAATTGCTATACGGTTAGATCCTCCACCTACTTTCAATATATCTCCAGATTCAATAAATTTTTCTATCACCTTAATAGCATAAAACGGGTCACTTGTTTGCCCATAGTAAACAGCACTCACTGCTAAGTTTATTTCTCTTAAAATCGCTTCTGGAGTCAACGCTTGTGTTTGTTGCACCCCGTAATTATTTGATTGATAATTGTTGTAAAAATTCATATATTTCATCCTCCTCTAATCCTTCTTCTTTTTTCTCTTCGTAAATCATTTTCTGAACATCTGTCAACGCATCGAATTTTGCTTTCCACTCGTCAAAAGCGGATTCATCATCGATCTCCCACCACTCTTCATCTCGTGTGGCTTCATATTTTAAGTGTGTCATTACTTCTTCGTCGGTAAAACCACGTCCGTTGTAGTTATACCATAATCCATCTTCACCGTAATCATTTTCTATTCTTTGTTTTGGAACACCTGTAGAGATGTCTTGTTGCCAACGTCCTGATTCGACATAGGAAACAATATCGCCGTCAAATTTAGGTGGAAGAAGGTATTCCGATTCTTCCAATATTGCTTGTTCTGTTTCATATAAAGGAACTAGTCCAGGTTCCTCTTGTTGTATGTCTCCGTTAACATCTTTAAATGTACTTGGTGTTATTAGTGCATCTCTGTCTGATATTTCAAAGCATGTTTTATTTCTCGCATCATAAATATATGCTCTATCAGGATGTATCATGTATCTTGCAAAATAATCTCCTCCCATCTTAGCAAGGAAATCTTTATCATCTGTATACCTAGTTACGGTGTCGTAATCATAATCATTTGACATAACTACATTACCGTCTTCTAGCAGTACTAATTTATATGGCGAATATACTAGCTCCCTCATTCTAGTCTCGTTACTAGGATCTAAGAAAGGGAGCATTTTTAATAAGCTATATTGCAAGATCTTTTCATCTCTTGCATCAGTTGTTATATATTTTATTTTACATTTACTGTCAAAGTCTATAAACCCTAAAGGAACTACCGACAAAGGTTCTTTCTTTGCCTGGTACACCCCGTCTTTAGGGATTTGCGTTGTTGCCTGGGAACCTAAGTTCTCATCAAGTAGTTGGGGGATTACATTATGACCGGATTCGTGAACCCAGGCAGGGAAAAAGCATGTCCGTTAGCAACTCCTGGTGTGACGTCTACATAATTAACGTCAGCTCCATCATATGTTGGTAAAGCTATTTTTATCGAACTATCCTGCATAACTGGTCGTCCTGTCATACGTGCTTGATACTGGTCAGAAGCTCTCTGTCGAGCTAAATATTCATTTGGAGATATATACTCATTCTCTGCTGGTAATGTATTTGTAGTATAAGTATAATTTCCTGTAGGCAGTGGTGCTCCTCCATTAGCGAACGCCATTGGGTCGTTAGAAGCTCCAAATGTTACTTGAGTGCCTACTCCATATCCTCCATTATTAACAGGTGCTGTTGGTTGATAATTAAATACCTGAGCAGCTTGTTGTTGTAGAGTTGGTTGAGGTTGAGGCATTGGTATAATTGTACTATTAGGATTTATTCCCATAGTTGCTAAAAACTGGTCATATGTTACTTTATATACTTGGTCTGTCCAATAACGTTTCTTATGATTAAAGTATTCTGTTGTTACTACATGATTAGGATCTACCTGTGTATAAGATACTCCATCTGATGCTATATAACTTGGTGCAGAAGTTGCATTTACTATTAATTGGTCAGGTGTCTGATTATCAAGTCTTGTCTTAGGATAAACGACATTTGGAACCTGAACTGCTACTGCTTGATTCATTACTGGTTGTGTAGTAACAGGCGCTTGTGCTATAGGAGCTGCTCCTACTGGTGCTCCAAAAGCTCCTAATGGATTATTTCCTCCTCCTAATGTTAATAGGTTATCGCTATTACTAGAAGTTGCTGGTTGAGGATTTGTATTTATTCCTGCTTGCTGAGCTTGCATTTTGTTCCATGCAGCCGCTGCTGGATTTACGTATCCTGTGCCGTTTCCTGTCATTACTTGATTAGGGGCACCTCTATAATAACCATTATTAACAGGTGCTGTAGATACTACACTAGTAGCTTGTGATTGTACAGCTTGATTTATTTGTTGATTAGTGCTATAAGTTACTGGTGCGCTTCCGTTATTAGGGTACATAGTTGCTAATTGTTGATTAGCATTTACTACTATAGGTCCTTGTGCATTAGGATCGTATATCACCGCATTAGATCCTCCTGTTATAGGAACACTATAAGTTCCACTAGCTTGTGTTGTTGCTGGCTGACTCATCCATCCATATGGGTCTGTACCATCAGCAAACTTAGCTGCTTGGAATTGTGGTAATTGTCCTGTATTTAAATAGTGTGTAACATATGGAGCGTATTCTCCCCATTGTTCTGGGTTATTTCTGTAGTTAGTTGCTAAGAATTTAATATAAGATCCTATATCACCGTCTTGATTAATTCTTACTTCTAATCTTTTATCTTCGTTCAACAATCCACAATTAATAAATTCATTAATTATAGATATTTCTGCATCTGCTTTTGTTAATTTATCTCTTAAGTGTTGTAATACTTTTCTTACTAAATCAGTAGTATCTCCTAAAGATGACATACCTACTGCTCCTAATGTTTTTAGCATATATTCTGATAAATCAGCATCTGTTACTAACCAAGCAAAAACATCTGATGGAGTTGCTGTTACGTCATTTGCTGCATTTACTATAAAATTAAATTCATCAGTATTTATTCCTATATTTGTATTAGGGTCCATATTTTGTAAAAGATTTATAAAGTTAACATTCTTAATCATTCTTTCTAAGATTTCTAAATATCTTTGTATATTAGCAAATTTGTTAACTTGTAATTGGTCACTTAATCCTCTAAAGTATTGATGTAACTTATCCCAAGATTCAAATACATTATCAGCTTCTTGTCTTGATGTTATAGGTCTTCCTCCTGACGGTGACCAAGCTTCCTTTCTAGTATTTAAATCACTAAACATATTTACGTAGCTTTGTAACGTTTCCTTTCTCTGAGGTATTTCTGTCACCTCTGTTGGTCCCAACATATAAGTTGAGTATTTTGGTGCTTTAATATAAGCGTCTAATTTGTTTTCTACATTCATTAAATGTCCTCCTCTTCTATAAAATTCATCATTTTTCATTGCTTCAATATTAGGTGCGTGTCTGCTATCTCCTATAGCCATAATTAATTCCTCCTATTTAATTTATTTTTTGATCTTAAAGATCTTTAACCTCAATTAATTCCCTTTCTTTATTTAATATATTAAATAAAGCTATCACGGAGAAAAAAAGCCTCTCCTAATTACTTATTTAAAAGGCGTAAGCAAGACGGTAAATGTCCTACTTACGCCTTCAAAAAGGAGTAATCGATAAAAATGAAATATTTGTAAAGAGAATATTTCAGCTTTATTCATTCTTATAATATATATTTATAAATTATTAAGATTTTTAATAAGTCATAGCACCTTCTGCTAACCTAAAAACCTCATCTAATTTCTTTAAAGCATCTGAAGGATTATCTATATAAGATATCGCATACTCAGATACTATAATAGAAGAAGTATAATCGTTAGCGTCTAGTATATTAATTCCGAAGAACTTCTTAACGTCTATTATTTCTTTCAGACACATCTTTCTAAATGTCATAAAGCCACCTGAGTTCAATTCTAAAAAGTCTTCTACGTCAGCACATTTATTTTTTGTTACTACAGCTATTAACTTATCTAATTTTCTCATTAGACTATCTTCTTTCGTTATGGCGCTTTTAGAATCTACCGGTTCTTCTTCTAATGCAGTTAGTATTTTATTAACATTAGCTTCTAAGCATTCTATCTTAGTCAATAAGGTTTCTTTCACTAATTTTGTAAGCTCATTTATTTTCTCACGCTCTGATTCCTTTTCTGTTAATTCTTGAAATGTTAATTTTCTTGGTACTCCCATATTATAAATCCTCCTCTTCGTCGTCTGATACACTTAAGGTATTTATTACAGTAGAATCTATACCTAAGTCAAATGCTGTTATAGTGTCACTATATTGATTTGATATTTTGAATGGTCTAGCAGGGTTTCCGGTTAACCTAGAAACATAGTGGACCCTTCCATATCTATTATTTTCTTTCTTTCCTTCTGGGTTAATATATTTAGCTAATCCATCCCTATCTTTATCTACTATTAAAGAAAAGAACTCATCATCTCTTGTCGGTATACCAAATTTATAACAGAAATATAATTGCTCTGGTACGTTTATTATATTAAAAGCTTTAGCTATTTTATCAGAAGCCATAAACTTCAATAAATCTACCGTATGAGCTTTGTACATATTCTTCTTTAACTCGGCAGAATCTCTGTTAAGCTGTATTCCTGTTAATACTGGTATTCCTTTATCTTTTCCTAAATCTCTCAAAGACTCAGCTTTAGATACAAGCGGCTCTACACGTTCAGCTTCATCTGTTTCACGAGCATCATATTTCATTCTATCTAAATAGTCTACTACTAGTGCTACTATATAATATCCCATTTTCTCATACATTTGTATATCCTGCTTTATACTAGCTATCGGATAATTCTTCTCATTAGCTTGGTATATAACAGGAATTTCTATACCGTTTTCTTCGGATATTTTAATAGCATCTTCTACCATATCTTTATCACCAGTTGCATACTCGTCTGTCTCTTTACCATAGAATGACATCTTACGTTCCATCATCTGGTGTTCCATTAATTCTAAATTTATATATAATATAGCTCCTGTCATTCCAGTCGGCACCTTTAAATCAGAATTAGTGTTAGCTAAAGACATAAATTCAGCCATATTTTGCATCCAACCACTTTTAAATCCTCCAGATATAGATCCTACTACATAGAGTCCTGGTCTAAATCCTCCACCAGTTACGTGATCCATCCACATTCCTGTTTTGACTTTAACGAAAGAGTCTAATACTTTTTCTTTAACTCTTTCTTTTCCTATTACTTTATTATTCTTAGGATCTATTATTACAACATTCTTAGGATTTCTAGTAGATGCTAATTCATCTCTTAATACAGAAAGATTGTCAATTGTATTCTCTAATTTTTCTGACAATTCCTGAACATTAGAAACTCCTGCTGATTCGAAATTAGTCCAAGCAGTATTAAATTTATCAGCAGCTTTTTCTAGTCTAGGTTGTATCTTTACCTTATGGAAGAACACCATAAAGTCATTTAATATTTCTTTATTAAAATAGACTTCATCATTTACTATACTTTTCAAGTCATCGTCTAATTCTATATTGTCGAAATATAACCTAGCTTGCTCAGTAGTATAAATACCTTTCTCAGCCATAGCAGAAGAAAAGGATTTACACATCTTTAGAATTTTCCTATCGTAAGCATCGTCTACTGTTTCGGGATTTACATTATCAAGAGCTTCTTTTATAGTAGCCATTAGCTCTATTTTTTCTGGGTGATTCACCATTAGTTTGAGAGCAGTTTGTAACGTAGCTTTTGATTTATAAAACATTTAATCTCTCCTAACTTATATATTTTCGTATTTCTTCTAAAGATAATCTCATACCATAATCTTCTTCTACTAAAGTACGTATCTTTTCCTCTATAGGAATAGTATCATCTGCGTAGAAATCAGCTTTCTCAGATAGAGTATCATCTTCTATTATATCGTCCAATCTTTGTTCTATTTTAACATCATAATTCTTCATAAGACTTTTAATAAATCCTAAATTACTCATTGCTTTTAAATCTTTCTTTCCTACTACTAAAAAAGATATGTGGTCATTTTTATTAGCAGATATAAGTACATTACCTATAATTGATCTTACTTCATCTTTCGTTAGGTTGTGTATTTTGTCTATTACGAATTTCTTATATTTAGGAGCTTTAGTGTTAGGGATAAATTTATAACTCCATTTAAGATTTTCGTCTATATCAAATTCCATATATCCTTTAATGTCGTCTACGTCAGAAAAATTATGAGTAGTTAAAGAATTTACATAGAAAATATCATCTCCTATATTTATATGTCTATGTATATGTCCTCCTACTGAGAAGAGACGTGTGTTATTCCTTAGATCATTAGCTTTCATTAAAACACTTTTTGCTAAGTTTGTAGGATTGTCTGTTTGTTTTAAGAAAGGTATAACTCCATCGATTGTTCCGTGGAATATAGTAACATCTGCTTCTTCTTGAAATGCATATTCATAAAAAGAATTATATGTATCAAAATAAGGCTCTGGTAAATATCTAAATTTAATCCCATTAAATTCTTCGTATCCTACTGTAGTATAACATTTTAAAAATGGGTCGTCTTCGTATATTTTCTTAAGTACATCTATTACTTTTCCTTCATGTGTTGATGTTCCTTTTATTATTCTGAATTGTGTATTTGTCTGCTCACATATTTCTCTAACACGAGCCACAAATCTCATACAGTTTACAAATCTAAGGTCATCGGTTGAATAGACCTTGTGGGTTAAATCTCCTGCAAATATTAACATATCTACAGGATGTAATATCAATTCATTTTGTAAATCAAGTAATTCATTTATATCATATTGTGTCATTTCGTCTAATCTATAATATAGATGTAAATCTGCGTATACTCTAATTTTCATTATATCACCTCTTTCTAAAAATAAAAAATATAATTTCGACACTAAAAGGGTTTAAGAAAAAAATGTACTTTCTGAACGACATAAAAAAGCCCCCTGACTTAGTCGGTTAGAACTAAGCCAGAGAGCTAAAATATTGTGGACATTTTATCTAAGTTAGGAGCTCAGACACTTACATAATATATAACTAAGATTATCTAACATTTTCTTCTTCTTTATGATTAGCGTCGTATAAATCTAGATTAAATAGAGATCTGTAATTAGGCTCATTTTTAAATACTACAAACTCTACATACCCTAATATAGACGTTATTAAGAAATAATAAGCGTATAATGTAGGTCCTACACTATAAATACCATGCTCGTAGTAAATCCACATAGATAGACACATAGAGTTATAAATAATCCAGTACAACCATTTTTGTTGATCATGTTTATAATGATACCAAGTAGCTATAATACTTGTAATGACTAGTGCGGCACTAACATTAGCTGTTGGATCATTTAGACTTTCTAGAGCTTCTCTAAAGAGTAGAAAAATAATTACACAAAGTGTAGCAGTTTTAGTGACGTCCCAATTTGTTTTCTTTTTTATTCTAAGAATATAAGGATTCTCGTAGAATTTCTTATTACGTGCCGAATCATACCAAGATAATATAGTTAATGGTATTAACACTGCTACTTTGGTTATAAATTCAGAATATATTCTGTATTTTAAAGCTAACGTTGCATATAGGAATAAAAATCCTATATCAGTCACATTGGCCCACATAGAATTACTGTACATAAAGTAATGCCCTGCGACAATTAAATTCAACATAAGGAATCCTATAAAAGATTCTCTACCTACAGCAAATACTATTATATTAATAACTGCTAGCATAACAATATGTGTCTCAAATAATATTTTTAAAATCGATCTTATTTTCTGTTTTTTCTCATCCATTTTATCACCTCAACTGATTAGGAGCTTCATGTATATGGGAGAATTTAAGAAGTTCTTTTAAGAATTCTTCTTTCTTGTCTCCTGCTTGTTGCCACTCTTCTATCCTCAAGTTTACATTTCCGGCTCCAGAAGCCAAGTTTTCAATATATTTACCTTCATTTTGATAAAGTACTATCATTGTATTTAATTTAGCTAACTGAAAGAAGTCGTGTTCTCTGGTAGGACTAACAGCGAATAAGTTTGGTGACTGACTTAGATTAAATGTAAGAGAACAATTAAATCCTGCTACTACAACATCAGAGAACACAAATCTTAGCTTATTAGGTTTCTCGTAGAAGCATCCTAATAAAGCTTGAGTATTTATGTCATTGTTAGCATATCTCAATGTATTATGTGTAGCAGTATAAAGTTCAGATAAACCTAAGTCCATTTCGTAGTTAGCCACAAATGAACCAAAACCAGACGTTGATCCATAGTATCCGAATCTATAGTCTTTTAAATCCATTATTTCTAAACCAGCTTTCTTGATTTTATCTGTAATGAATTTAGGTATTTCGTATAGATCAGGACCAACCTTTCCTTCAGTAGTAAATAATACATTATTGAATTCCATTTCGTATTTAAAATATCTAGACCATTCCGGCATAGTATGTTCTACTACTATGTCATATAAGTCATGATCTGTGTAAGATAATTTAAGGAATCTAGAAAGACCAAGTTCGTTCTTAATTCTTTTTATTAGTTGATTTACATTCATATAAACCTCCTAAAAAGCATTATGTCTAATAGTTTTTAATTTATTTAATTGGTCCTTATCCAGTCTTTCTACTTTCTTATAGAATCCCTTACCTAAAGCGATTAAAGATTCATTCTCTTTAATACCTAATTCATCGAAAGATTCACTTCTAGTTACTATACGAGTATCACGTGAGAATCCTTCAACTATAGGTGGTTCAACGAATTTAAATTCATCACTATTATGAACGTAAGATGTTGGATTTCCAGGGTATCCTACCCAGTCGATTGATATTATAGTAATGTCATGTAATTCTGTATACTTACCTTTCTTAGTAGGAGCTCCTATTACTCTTATAGAGAATGCAGGCAATTCTCCGCATACTATAGCTTCGTATAACAGATTACCATTTCCACTAAATGTCTGTACTGTACCTTTCATAACGTTACCTTCGAACCAAATCTTTGTCCATTTAAATCTTCTATTAGATACATCGTTATAAACCCATCTTTGGAAATCTTCTGGATTTAAAGGATGCTCACCTTCTCCATAGAAAGATCCTCTCTTTAACATATCTTGAATTCTTTCACTGTTAACAGCTTTCTTCATTTCTTCTAAAGGATATAACATTCCATTTCTTGTAGGTCCTGGTAAAGTTATTATTTCTACGTCGAAAGTAATTACTTTACGACCTCCCATAATATCTTCTCTTCTATTAGTTATTTCTGCATTCTCTCCTACAGTTAAATAACCAGCATAAAGAGTACCTATATCATATTTGTCTATATTTTTATTAGCTGTAAAAATCATTTATATATCTCCCCTCCTTATCCTTCTGTAACCGCATAGTAATCTACTAGACACTTTTTACTAATATTTAAAAAGTCTGTGTATATTTTAGTAAGATTACCTATTGTATCATTCAATATCTGACTATAAGTAACCATTAGCGTCTGAACAAGTTTCTGTTCATGTGTCATGACTTCTTGATTTTGATTATCGTTATTTTGCTGATTGTTATTATTGTTATTAGAATTATTGTTATTCAATATAGCTTCTCCATATGTTTTTAATGAGAAGTCACTTAAAGCTTTTAATAACTTATCATCAACGAATGATTGTCCAGATGGTTGTTGGTTATCGTTTTGAACATTATTGTTGTTACCTGTATTATTTTGAATATTTTGGTTTTGATTATTGTTAGTTTGTTGATTGTTATTATTTTGATTTTGTTGATTATTTTGTTGAGATTGTTTTTGTTGATAATTTTGATCACGTTTCATCTCATCTTCTTTTATTTTAGCTTGATCCTTTATTAATTTCATCATTTGTTTATCTAACTGATCAACTAATTGTTGTTCTTTTCTCATATAGTCTATTACTTGTAATTCTTGAAAATCTCCCATATAATCCTTTAAAGTAGTCAATACAGGTTGCAATGTTTGGAATACTTGTTGTGGTACTACATTAAATGTATTATTTTCCCATTCTTTAGTTTCAAAATCCTTCTTACTCCATACATGCAATTTCTGCATAGGACCTTTTCTAGTATTATTAGACTGATCGTTAGTATCTTGATAAACCGATAAAGCATTTATTAACATCTCTTGAAGTTGTTCCGGTTGTATACTAGAGTAATCTCCTTGTGGGTTAGAATTATTGCCATCTTTACCACTAGTCATTTGATTTAATCTACCAACTAAAGTATTTAATGATTTTTGCACATTTTCATCATTAGAAAAATCTAGATCTTCTAATATAGACTTTTCTTTAGCTTGTTGTAAATATTTATATATAGTAACTATTCTAGACCCATCTCTATTATTAGGATCTACTATCATACCTATACGAGATAAAGTCTCTTCTGTTACTATTTTCATCTTTTTATTAGGTAAATTGCCATTCTTTTGTCTTCTACCAGACAAAGCATTATTTATATCTCCTACAAGTCTTTTCATTCTAGGTTCTACACCATTTAGTTGTTGTATAAGATTTCCCACCATTCTTTTTACAGCAGCAAATATCTTTTTAAATAACTCAGTTAATTTTTGTAATTCGTATTTGATTTTCTGTCCATTTTGTCCTGTTAATAAATTCTTATCAATTTGATTAGCCGCAAACTTAGCAGTTCCTTTAGCTCCTCTGTAAGCTGCTTGTCCGCCAGCTTTAGCCATTCCTATAGCCATATCTTTTATAACTCCTTCTCCAGAAGTTGTATATTTAAATTCGTCTATAAGGAAAGCATTCTCTCCAAATGGATCATGTCTATTTGTTCTAGAATATCCAAATTTAGTGTATACTGAATCTATAAAATCTTCTTTAGCTTCTACTACATCTTTCCAGAACTCATCTTCGGACGCTACAGGGTTTATAATTCCTGCTTCAGCAAAAGAAACTATCCCGTCTTTAAGAACATAAAAAGCTTCTCCCTGTTTTGCTAAAGGAAGTCCATCTTCTGGTGTGTATTGAGCCATATATTTATTAAATATTTTTTTATTTAAAAATACACAAGATTCAGATCCTACACGTATAGACGTATTACTTAATTTAGATAACATATCTTTTCCCATAGAACTACAATTAAGATCATGTAGATCTATTAGTTCTTGTATCTCTGATTTAGTCATTTTATCCCGTTCCTTTCTATATATTTTTAATAAAGGACTGGGTTTTTCTAGGCTTTAGTAACAAAAAAAAAAACTCCACCGACACACTAGTGGAGTTTTAAAGATGGATTACTGAAATTATTTTTCAATTATTATTTCTTTAGCCTGGGAATTGAGTTTTTGTTCAAACGGTTGAAACATTTGTGTTTCTCCCATCATCATTAACATCGCTATTTCGGCTAATACTCTGTCTGTGACTTGGATCTCTTCTTTATCTCTGCACAGACCGAACATTTTCTTTCTTTGAGCTAATTTCTGAATACCCCTTAGATGAGTTGGATCTGTTAATATATAAGTAACAGAATTTCTTCTCATTTCATCTGAGTAAGTAGTCATCATATCAAGCGACTCGATATACATTATTATAGTAATAATATCTTCGTCTTTCTTGACCTTCTCAAAGTTACCTGCAGCTTGTCTTAGTTCACTCTTTTCTTGAGCCCAAGATCTAGCTTGCTCGTCTTCAACATATGTTTGGTCATATTCTGATTGAAGTCTGTCTACTTCTTCATAAATATTCTTCCAATCTCTCAAACTCTCTTTCAAGTCATCAAACACATGTGCAGCTTGGTATTCCCAGGTATCTTTTATCTCGATGATCTCGGCCATGTTGTTCCTTCCTTTCTAAAAATATATTTTTACAAAAAGTAATTCATCTTTATAAATAACGTGGATGCGAGTCACGTTATTCAATGTGATAATATATAACTCAGAAAAGATAAAGTTTTCGTGAACGACATAAAAAACCCTCCCTGGGGCGGGAGGGTAATAAAATAAATTTAGGAGATGAGATTACAAAATCTCATCTAGAATAGAGTATGCTAAAAGTACACTTTCAGATATATCAAAAGCTGCTTAATAATAATGTTTATTAAAATCCTAGTCCATAACGGTTTCTAGTAACCATTATAACAGCTGCTTGATTTACTATAGCTTTATGTGTATCATTCGCTAATAATCTTTCGTCAGAAGTTATATTATCGAATCCTGCCGCTTCCCCTATAGCTTTAATAGACTGTTTTTCAGCTTCTAATAATACATCTGTCATTTTTTTCATATCTACAGGAGTCGTAGTAATTAACTCTCCTCCATAATAGAACTTCATACTTTCTGCATATCTAGCATGTCTATTTCTATTTTTAAGGAAACTTTCTAAATCAGCAACAGTTTCAAAACCATAATGATTTTCTTTAACAGGAGCTGATTCAAAACTTCCTGTAGGAATACCTGTATCGTCTGATCCTTCCTCAGGAGCGTCTTCATCGTCAGTTCCTTCACCGTATTCTTGATCAGCCAAAGCTTGATAATCATCGTCGCCCGCTTCTTCACCTTCGTTTAAATCTTCTTCAGGTAAACCTTCAGTAGGTTGCTCCTCATCTGCTGGAAGTTCTTCTTGTTGTTGAAGATCTTCTTCTGGCATTCCTTCCATGTCAGCGTTATCAGGAGTGGCATTTTCTTCTTCCTCTTGTTCTCTTTTTATAAATTCGTTTTTACCTTCTTTTAAAAGAACACGGATATCTTGCTTAAGATCGTCGTCTTCTACACCTTCTCCGTAAGCTACTCTAACAGCTGCTCCTTGTAACTTAGAAGCATATTTAAGTACATTATCGATAATAGCTTTTTTATCAAATTGATGCGCCCTTAAAGACTCAGCGAATTCAGATATTTTCTTATTGGTAGCTACTAAAATCGAATTAAGAGTTCCTCCTGCTACAGGAGCACTATTTATATCAGATAAATCTATTAAATCTCTAGAAGAGAAGTCTATTTCTTTATTATTAAATTTACAAAAACTTTCACCTAAAGCTTTTATTTTGATATCCCCTAGATAAGCTGTATCTTTAGCTACTCCCTTAAGATAAGCACCCATTATAGAGTAAGATACTTGTCTTTTAATACTATCTATTTTATTACTTAACATCTTTCCCTCCTTTTTTCTTATACAATATACGCTATAATAGAATCTATTCTATCGTCTGTATATTCTTTAAAATAATCACTTAAACTATGAGTCATTTTATGACATTTAGCTAGTATCATTTCCACATTAAGAGGATCTTCCTCTAGTTTCTTTAAACAGTCGAAGAATTCAGTCCTATTTTTAGGGTACATATATTTTTTTTGGAATTCTATTACTAGTTGTACTTCTATAGGATTTAAATACATTATTTACCTCCTATCTTTTTAAGTAAGTTTTTTACGTTCTTTACTATATTTTCTATAGCTACTTCTTTAGTCCCATTAGGTTCTAATAGTTCTAAGTCTTTCTTATTATATAGACGTAATATCTGTCTAACAGCTTTCTCTACATCTTTCTTAGTTTTCTTATAAAAAGATGCTATATTTTTGTAGAACACTTTCTTCCATTGGTTGTCTGGTATCTGATTAATAAATTTATACTTCAGACTAATAGAAGCTTTAAGATATTCTATAGAAGATTCTATATTATCTTTAGCCCATCCAGGAATCCGATCGGAATAATAAATGAGTATTTCTACTCTATTCTTGGATGGACTATCTACAAAAATTTTATGAGTTCTATTTGCTATAATGGATTCATCCCTTAAAATAATAGAAAAATAATCATCTTGTAACACGTCATAATTTATTTTCTCCATATTATCGACGTCTGGTTTAACCATTGCTACAAACTCTTCTTTTTTAACAAGGGCTTTTTCTTTATTAGATAATATTTTCCACATACCTTTAGGAATCGTTACATATGCATTTAATATAATGCATATAGGACCCATTATACAAATACCTTTTAATTCATCACTGTCTTTATATATCTCGTCAAATATCTTCATTAATTGAGCTTTATGAGGATTATAAAAGAATATACCCTCAGAACCATTTTTACCCCTAGGACGAGAATCTATAACTGGTTTGCCAGGTACTACTATTCTAAGTAATTTATTAAATGAGACATTCATTATTTTATACGGCTTAATATCCGATATAGTAGTAGATTTCTTTATCTCACAATTATCGAACCTGGCTTTAATTCCTTCTTTATTTAATGTTTTCAAAATAGTCAAATCCTTTCTTATAATGTAATCAATATAAGAAAAGGGAGTTAACTTTATTTCTTCTCTTCTTGGAATTTCTTAATCTCTCTATTCATACCTTCTACAGTAAATATTATTTGAGAATATATACGATTCCCTAAAGTAGAAGTACCTTTTACCGCTTTTGATATTTCTTCAAATTTAGTAGGTATCTTCTTTATTAACTCTAGGTCAATCTTATATTCATCAGGATTAGATTGTTTTTCTATATATTCAACAGCATTTCTTTCCCAAGTGTCGAAATCCTTTTTTAAAGAATCTACATTGACTTTTCTAGTCAAATATAAGAAAGAATATTCTCCTGATTTATCTCCTAACCATTGTTTTTTAATAGCAGTACAAGCTTCTAAAATATTTACTGGCTTAGATATACTATCTTGGAAAGCTTTATTTGTTCTTACTAAAGTAGGCAATAAAGAGTCATGATCTGTGTTTGTATTCACCATCTCATGTACTACATTAGCTAATCTTTTATCTTTAGAGAATTGGTTATTAGCTAACCAATCAGAAAGTTCTTTTATTTTTCTTTCTAATTGAGAATATAGTATTTCTACATTATAACCAGAATTCTCCTTACCAGCTTCTGTTAATAGAAGTGGCATTCCGTCAATATCTCTTTTTGTAATTTCTACATTATTAGGATCTGTTAAGAAAAGATATATTTTATCAACACCTTTTCTTAATTTCTTAAGCTTCTTTTCGAATCCAAAGAATTTAGTTATATTAACCCAAATCTTTTTAAAGAAAGCTATAATTGTATTAATTAACTTTTTAAAGAAATTCTCTTTATTACCTTTAACCTTTGTAGATTCTCCAGAAGTAGTTACATTAATATATCTTCTTAATATAGTAGATCCTACACTATTGCATAAATCCCTAGATTTAAGAATAGGATCAACTGACTCATAAAATGAAGATCTAATTTTTCTATTAGTTTTAACATAATCGAAGGTATTCGTTAATTCATCTATTTTTAACATAGATTCACCTCCTTTTAATTAGTATTGACCGTTAGTTTGATTTTTCTTATGCCATAAAGCAGGATGGCCAGACGGTAATTCCGAACCTTTTTTAACTACTGTACTATAATCGGTAAAACTTCTATCACCTAGATGTCCAAATATTTGATATTGGTAAGTGAGGTTATGAGTAATACCTGCTATTTCTTGCATAGCTAGTTTTTCCTTATCTGAGAAATTTTCGTCGTCCTTAGTATTTTTGATAATAGTGTATATTTCTTTAAATAAACTCCATAA